TTCCTTTTTCTATTCGGTTCAAGTTTAATTGGTTATTTTATAGAAATCAGATATATCACAATATGTGCGATTACTAGTGCTGGGAGTCCTAAGCCTCCATGAATGCAGAAGGGAACCAAGGAGCGATTCAGCATCCGCCAAGATTGTATAGATGTCGCTCCACGGAGGTGGCGGTTTTATCATATTCATTTTACTGCCCCTCCTTTTCTAAAGGAAATTGCTTGACATATTAGTGTGTTTCATACAGATTACATTTTCGATGCGGTAGCGACCGCTCAGGTTAAACAAAAATAAAAAACTCTCGCCCCACCATTCGTGAGAACCGTGGGGCTTTTAATTTGAACATTTCAAACCATACAATATGAGATATAAAGCAAATAGTTGTCACGATTGTCTCTTCTTGACTATATGTGACAATCCGAATAAGAACCCAGATGGTGGCTACAGATGCAGCATCTATCAATGGAAATATCAATAACAACTTAATACATATAAGATATGAAAGAACTTATCACAATTCAGTCAGAACTTAAAGCCCCGAAGAGTCAGTTCAACAAATTCGGTGGCTACAAGTATCGCAAGGCAGAAGACATTCTTGAAGCAGTCAAGCCTTTGCTCAACAAGCAGAAATGCACGCTAACCATCACAGATGATATTGTGATGGTAGGCAACCGAATTTATGTTAAGGCTACCGCCACCATCAAGAACGAGAAGGGCGAGTGCGAAACAACAACTGGTTGGGCTAGAGAAGAGGAAACCAAAAAGGGTATGGATGGCAGTCAGATTACTGGAGCATCTTCCTCCTACGCTCGAAAGTATGCTCTCAACGGTCTCTTTGCCATTGATGATAACGCTGATTCTGATACCACCAACGATGGGCAGCATCATGAAGCGCAGCAACAGACACAGACTCATCAGCCAGCCGCCCAGCAGCCAGCATCCTCTCAGTACCACCCGAGCGACCTGAACGAAGGATTGGGTTATCTGAGCAGATGTGTTAGCAAGGACAATCTGTTGTGGGTAATTCAGCATTACACGCCACTCTGCTCTAACACTCAGTTCATGCAAGCAGTATCAGCCAAGAAGAAACAATTAGGTATACAATAATATGACAGCAGAAACAAAGAAAATTACTTTGAATGTGCCAAGAGTCACATTCATTGAGGAGTCTCATCAGTACTTCATCGGCAAGAAAGAACTGAAAGGAGTAACGGGAACGCTCATCAAGAAAGCCTTCCCCGACACCTATAAGAATATTCCGGAGTCTGTATTGAAGAAGGCAGCAGAGCGAGGAGGTCTTATCCACAACACGTTTGAAACCTTCTGCTCCATCTTCGATGCAGACATCAAGAAGTACCCGAATCCTACGGAAGAGCTTCAAGCCTTCCACAGCATGTTAGTCGCATACGATTTACACTATGTAGCATCCGAGTATCTTGTTACAGATGGTGAAAACTTTGCATCTGCCATTGATGGAATCTTTGCCGACAGCGAAGGCAACATCTATCTGGTAGACTACAAGACCACCGCCACCCTTCACTACGACAATGTATCTCTCCAGTTATCCATCTACGCAAAATGGTTCGAGGAACAGAATCCTGACTTGAAGGTGAAGGAGATAGTCTGCATGTGGTTCAAGAACGGACAGAGCAAGTTCCAGCCGCTACCGAGGGTAGCAGATTGGCAGATTGACGATTTAATCAACGCTTATCTCGCTGATGATAAAGACTATCAGTATAAGGTAGAAGTTCCTGAGCAGTTTTCAGCACTAGAGCAGGAATACAGATTGATAACCGCTCGTATGGATGCCCTGAAGATTAAGCAGGATGATGTGAAGGAGCAGATAATGAAGATGATGGAAGCTAACAAGCAGAAATCCATCAAGACCAATATCGGTTCTTACTCTTATGTGGCAGCTACCACCAAGAAGACCTTCGACACGAAGCTGTTCAAGGACACGGAGCCTGACCACTACGAGTACTACCTAAAGGAAACGACCACCAAGCCATCAATAAGAATCAAACTTAATTAAGTATAGATATGAACGTTAAATTTACTGGTAAAATTATTGCAGCAGGGCAAGTTCAGATGGGAACTTCCCAAAACGGAACCCAATGGAGTTCCCAAGAGTTTGTTATCGAAGAGTTGAATCAGCAGTACCCTTCAAGAGCCGTTATCCAAGTTTACGGTTCAGACAAGATTCAGCAGTTCGGCATTCAGGTAGGTGAAATCATCACAGCCAACATCGGATTGAAGGCGCATCAGTCTAGAGACGGACGATGGTTCAATCAGTTGGATTGTTGGAAGGTGGAACGACCAAATGCCCAGCAGCAAGGACAGGTTGTCCAGAGTCAGGTTGGTCAGGTTCCTCAGCAGCAAGCAGTCAACTATCCACCTCAGCCAGCACCTATCCAGCAGCAGATGCAGGCTTTTCCCCCTCAGGTTAACGCAAGCGGTCAACCTATTCAGCAGAACGCTCAATATTCAGGTGGTCAACAGCAGGGTCTTCCCTTCCCTGCCCCAAATCAATAATATATAAGGTATGGAAATCCATCTAGTAAGAACCTCCACTGGTCTTCGCCCCTACACGGATGATGATTACGAGGAAATGAAAAAGATAAAGGTTGGTTCTATCGTCAAGGCAAACATAGTCCGTCCAAGGAACATTAAGTTTCACCGCAAGTTCTTCTCCCTTATCAGAGCAGCATGGGATTATCTCACAGAGCAGCAGCGCACCAACCTACGCTCTATAGACACATTCCGTGAGCAGCTTCTGATAACCTCAGGATTCAGCGAACCGCTTTACGACCTCAACGGACAGAAGTTCTTGGAGAGAGCCAAGTCTATCTCCTTTGCCAAGATGGATGAGCCAGCCTTTAATGAAGTATATAGTAAATGTCTTGATACCATCCTAACCATTCTCATGGCTAATGGTGTTACAGAAGACGAGTTTAATAACATTTTACAAAATTATAGTTGATATGACACGTAGAAACGGCAAACGCAACAACAGACGCAATAGCCGTCAGCGCAACAACACCCCAGAGTTACCACCATTTGCACAGATGCTTTTCGGAGCAATCGTTGGCAAAGGTGTAGACATGATTGCCAAGAAGATGGCAGAGAATGCCGAGGAAGAGACTCCTGATATTCATGCAGAAGGCATCAGTAATCAGGACGTTACCAACATCAATAACGGAAAGGCAACCTTATCTAAGTTGCGCATTCCTGCTGATGGTTCGGCAGTAGAGTACCCTATCCCTGATAATCTCCAGTTCTTCTTCGCTGAGGATGGTAAGTTGATGGTTCGTCAGAAGACGGAACATGAGACTCCTCCTGATAATAAGGAAGGCAAGCCTATCACTTATGATGATATTTGCAAAAAACTCTTCTCGGACATGATTGCATACAAAAAATCAGTTAAATGCACCACTCTTGAACAGGTAAAACGTTTGGATGCCTACAACAAGCTGATGAACATCGCTAAGCTTCTCAATGGTGATTGGAAGCCAGATTTCTATGGAGACCATAAAAACTGGAATATCTGCAAAGATGGTGATACTTTTGTCGCAATATACACTAAGATATTGGACAAAGGAAGTGTTTACTTCAAGAATGAAGAACTTGCTAATGAAGCCATCCGCTTGATGGGTGAAGAATCTCTCAACGACCTTTTCTCAACCGACTGGTAATGGCAAGCTACGCTGAAATCAAGGCAAAGCTACAGCAGGAAGGCAAGAAGATACGCAAGCGTTCATCCTACGATGAGCACAACTTGCAAGCCGCAGAGGTCAGGTATATCCGTGGGGTATATCCTGACCTTGAAGGAGTCTTCTTTGCCGTTCCTAATGGTGGCAAGCGAACCTCCAGACAAGCCGCATGGCTCAAAGAAGAAGGTATGAAGGCAGGAGTATCAGATATGCTGCTCCTGAAACGCACCTCCCAGTACGGTTTCCTCTGCATCGAAAACAAAACACCGAAAGGTAGGCAGGAACCCGAACAGAAGGTATTCCAGTTTGAAGTGGAACGACATGGTGGTAAGTACATCATTGTCCGCTCTATAGATGAATTTATGAAAGCAATCGACAATTATTTAAATGGCGAACTATGACAGATGAAATCAAACAAGCCATCCAGCTTCTAAAGGACAATGGCTATAAGGTTACTGCTCCTCCAAAGGAAGTCAAAGACGAATATACCTTTGAGCGAGCATGGAACTTATACGACAAGAAAGTAGGCTGCAAAGCCAAACTCGAAAAGAAGTGGAACTCTATGAGTCAGAAAGACCGCAAGGCAGCTATAGAGTATATTCCTCTCTATGTAATCTCACAGCCCGACAAGCAGTACAGAAAGAACTTCCAAACCTTCCTCAACCAGCGAGGATGGGAAGATGAAATCATCGGAGCAACACCACCGCCAGCAGCCGTTAACGAGCATCCGTCTGATATTAGCCTACTTATTGACAAGACAAGGGCTGAACAGAACGTAACAAATGCGGATAAGGACAACGTTTTTAAGACACGCATCATAGGTATGATAGAGCTTCTGCAAAAGAATCCTCATAGCCTATGCCGAAAGCAGTTGGAGATATATCGTGATAACGGAACCTTGGAACACTTGGGCATCCAATGGAATCCATAAACCACAAATCTGTTTACCAAAATGATAGCAATCAGTAAGTACAACAAGCAGCATCCTCTCAGAGTCTTTGAGGCATTCGCAGGATATGACAGTCAGAGCCTAGCCTTCAAGTACCTCAAAGATAAGCATCCTGAGTTCGACTTCAAGGTAGTGGGCTATTCAGAGATAGAACCATCTGCTATGGGTCACGGAGGTAATTGCATCCCACTATTCTTAATAGTAAAAGAGATATGATAACCGGAGGTAAGAGAATGAAATCCCTGCTCCTATCGGGGAAGGTGAAACCTGATGTAGGTGGTCAAGTTCTCGACATCTACAACCAAGCTGTTTTGCAAGGAATCTCCCCTACCATCAAGACTACCATAGATACAGCAAACATGACATTCGTAACAATCATGAACAAAGAAATCATTCACACCGCACCAAACGGAAAGAAATACTCCATCCAAATCAGAAAGTACACTCCAAGAGATTGTTTCCGACTGATGGGAGTACACGAAGCTGACATAGACAAACTCCTGAGCAAGGAGAAGTCTGGTCAACTCATCATCAGCAAAAGCAAACTATATGCCCTTGCAGGAAACTCAATAGTAACCAACTGCCTGACCGCCATGTTCGAGGAACTGATATTCCCCTCAGGAAATCACTACCACGACAAGAATGGTCAGCTATCACTCTTCTAGCTTATGGATATTTTTGGATATATCAAGGTAGGCAAGCGTATCAGCAAAGCGCACAAAGCCATGTTTACCCACAAGACCATGGTAATATGGTACAAAGGCAACCCAATTATCGGGACAATGCACGATGGCTTGTGGTATCAGCAAGACCTAAACGGAATGTTGGAACAATTAATGTTCCAGTCCGAAGTCACCCACGTCTCATTCTTACCTTCACCTCATGAAGACAGAGAAAGAAAAAATCCTAGCCATCATCGCTGAGATTCAGGCAGAGCGTGAAGCTGCCCACATCGTGCCGCCCCACGTCCTAACAGCCGAAATCATCAACCGAGGATACCATCAGCCGTATCAAGCCCTCAACGAATTATGTGCAGAAGGCAAGATAAACTGGTGCAGAACCCTCAACGATATGGCATTCACTATCAAGTCATAGCTTGGCTATGTGGATTGAAACACTATCAGAAAATTATAAATCAAGAACAATATGGAAAAAGAAATTATTACACAGAAGAAACTGGTTGTCTTGGCAAACGATGCTTACCTGAATGCACAAAGACATGGTTTCTATCCTGACAACACAGATATAACAACCGCTCTGATGCTCATTATCACAGAAATGGCAGAAGCTGTTCAGGCAGACAGACACAACCGACACGGAAGTATCGAAGACTATGAGAGCGAGATTCAGATGGGCAGAGATATTCCTACTGCCTACAAGAACACTCTTGAAGGAACGGTAGAATCCGAGTTCGCTGACGTTGGCATCCGAATCTTATCACTCTTGGGATGGATGGACACCAAAAGACCAACAGAATTTCAAAGCGACTCTTATCTCAAAGAAGAGTATGGAATCGCAAAGATTAAATACAAGTGTGGCATAGCTAAAGATTTCTACCATATCATCAGTTTCCTATGCTCGTTTACAGACAACAACTCGGCGTATTGGTATATCTCAAAGATTATCCAGAAGACACTCATGCAGGTTTTCGCCCTAGCACAGAACAACAATATCGACCTGATGGAGCATATCAAGTTGAAAATGCAGTATAACGAATCTCGTCCGTACCTACACGGATGCAAATATTAGGAGGACAGCAATATGTTTGGAATAGAACAGATTTCAAGAAGATGTTTATTGACGTTGAGTGATGGTAGCAAAATCCAAACTACCATCTACATTCCAAAGCCAACCAAACCCATCTTCCCTGAGCAGATGGAACGTCAGTTTATAGAGAATTTCAATAATTCGCAACCTCTTGCAGTAAACAAGGTTGTCAAGTGTCACATTATGAGAAATTAGTTATGGAAGATTTACCTATTGGAGCAGAAGTCGTTTTGAAGGTGGTTGAAAGCGAGAAAGAAGAATGCAATGGCTGTTTCTTCGATGAGATATGTAGCGACATTTATAATGTTATTTGCGGAGATTTCAAGTGTGTCGCAATCGACAGAAAAGACGGAAAGAATGTTCAATTTAAAAGAGTGAAGTGATATGGAGACAAAAATTAATATAGCGGCTATTTTAAAGGATAAACCGCAAGGAACTAAGTTGTATGACTGGTTGCATAATATAGATGTAGAGTTAGATACTATCAGTACTACAGATACAGAAACAGTAGTCTGGTGTACGAATGAGACTAATAATAATACTACTTGCCATCGTGGTTATTCCGAATTTGGTACAGAAAGAGGTTATCCTGATGGTTTACAGATTCTCTTTCCTTCAAAGGAAATGCGTGATTGGCGCAAGTTCGGTTGGCAGAAGGGCGATGTCTTGGTTAGTAAAGATAATGTGCATATTATCTTTGAAAAGTTTGAGGATGATACCTACACAAGATTTAAAGGTAAGCATTATCTTTGGGAAGAATGTAACGTAGAAGATTATAATAAAGAAGAAACCAAAATGTTAACTTCTGTATTTGAGAAAGCAACCGATGATGTTGCTCAGACTTACATCAAAACCATTGAGGAACACTTGGACGGCAAACTCAATCTTGAAACTTTGGAGATTGAAAAGCAGCTTGAGTTCAAGGATGGGGATATAGTGGTATATGGAAAATCAGCAGCAATATGCCGAAAGTTTTATAAGCATACCCTTTGTTTCTATGTTTCTCTAAATGAAATGGTTGGATTATTGTTTGACGATGAGGTGGAATCATCTGAAGAGTATAGATTTGCTACAGAAGAAGAGAAAAAACAGCTCTTCTCAGCTCTCGAGAAGGAAGGCAAACGATGGGATAGTGATAAGAAAGCTATTGTTGATTTGAAGCCAAAGGTTGAGCTAAAACCATTTGATAAGGTGCTTGTCAGAGACTTTGGAAGCCAAGCATGGCAAGTAAGCTTGTTTAGCTATAAAGATAGCGATTCTTATTATTGTTGTAATGGTTGTAGTTGGAATCAATGTATTCCTTACATCGGCAATGAATTATTGTTAGGTACAACTAAAGACGTGGAGGGATAGATATGGATATAGGGGATTTAATAGGAAGAAAGACATCTGTCCCATCTATAGATTTCAATCAAGTAGTTAAGAGTGATAACCTCCGATACTGGAGAATTAGCAAAGCTACTTGGGAGAAAGATAAAGTAGAACTTCATATTACCTTTGAAAAAGATGGTACACAAAGTTCTTTAGATAAAAAGTTTGATACAATAATGGAAGCTGTTGAGTATTTCTATAACTTTCTTAAAACAATTTGAATATGAAACAGAAATGTAAGCATCAAGTAAATAATGGATGGTGCAAGGCAAGAGGTGGGGTTTGTATCTGGACGGGATATACCGAATCTTGTCTTAAAAGAGAAGAAGTTTAACCGCCTTCGGGCATAAATAGATAGAAAATGAGTAAAAATGTAATCACATCGTACAAGGGATTCGACAAGAATATGCAATGCCGTGGATTTCAGTACGAAGTAGGAAAAGAGTATGAAATGGACGGAGAAATCAAGTGTTGTAACCGAGGTTTCCACGCTTGCAAGTCTCCACTTGAAGTGTGGGACTACTACGATATACTTAACTCTCGCTATGCAGAGGTAGAACAGTCTGGTAAGGTTGAGAAAGAAGAAAATTCGACAAAGGTATGCTCTTCTCATATCAAGATTAAGGCTGAATTGAAGCTGGCTGACATCATTAATATCGGTGTCGAGTGGCTGAAAGATATAACATCACCATCTAAAGTTAAGGCAGATGGTGCGTTGAACGACAACGGAGATAAAAGAAAACAGATTGGCTCATCAGGCGACTATGCTCAGATTGGCTCATCAGGTTACTCTGCTAAGATTGGCTCATCAGGCGACTATGCTAAGATTGGCTCATCAGGCGACTATGCTCAGATTGGCTCATCAGGTTACTATGCTAAGATTGGCTCATCAGGCGACTCTGCTAAGATTGGCTCATCAGGTTACTCTGCTAAGATTGGCTCATCAGGTTACTCTGCTCAGATTGGCTCATCAGGTTACTCTGCTAAGATTGGCTCATCAGGCGACTATGCTAAGATTGGCTCATCAGGCG